GCCGTAACGGACGCAAAAATTGCTTCTGGCATTAGCGGCGCAAAACTTACCGATGCAACAGTTACGGCAGCCAAGCTTGGCACGGTAACTGACCGTGGTCTTGATCAAACTGGCGGCAGCATTGGACATACCAACAGCATTACTGCTGGAACGGCGGCTGGAATTACGTTTGATGCACAAGGGCACATCACATCAACAGCTGCAATTCCAGCAGCAGATTTGCCCTTGGCCACGACAACAGCTGTTGGTGGTGTCAGCGTTCCAACTGATGGCGGCTTAGAGGTTAGTGCCACTGGTGAACTGCGTCATGAGAACGATGTAACAGCCGCTGTTGTCGCCAACATTAGTTTTGACGAACACGGGCATATTCTCTCTGCAAGTGAAATTGCGGCAGGTAATTTGCCTATTGCAGAGACTGGAACCGTAGGCGCTGTTCAAATACCTTCTGCAGGTGGTCTTACCGTTGATGCAGCTGGCTCAGTCAGTCTTACCAATAGCGGTGCAACTGCTGGAACTTACACAAAGGTCACTATTGACGCTTTTGGGCGAGTTACTACCGGGACGACGCTAGCTGACACAGACGTTCCAAACTTGCCTGCTAGCAAAATTACTACCGGAACTATTGCTACTGCGCGTATTGCTGATGATGCGATTACAGCAGCAAAATTAGCCGATAAATCTACAGCAACGATTGCTGAAACCACGCCTGCTGGTGGCGCATTTATTGGTCAAACTCACCTTAATTCGATCACTGGCGATTATTTCTTGTGGGACGGTAACGTCTGGCAGCCGATCGGCATCAGCGTTGGTGAGATTGTTCTTGCTGGAACGTATGACGCCAGTACAAACCTAGTTGCGACAGTTACGGCAGAGGGCACCTCTCTTGGATACACCGTTGGTTCAGCCCTTCCCGCTGCATCAAGCAGCAACAAAGGCTATTACGTTGTTGTTAGTGAATCAGGCACTGGAACGTCACCCGCTCCAACGGTTGCGCTGAATCCTCCTGATTTCCTGCTTTCGACTGGCACGGAGTACACAGAGATTGATGTTTCGAGCACAGTTGTCGCTCAAGTCGCATCAAACGTTTCGTTTTCTCCAGCTGGAGACATTTCAGCGACCAACGTCCAAGCTGCGATTGAAGAGCTTGATACAGAGAAGATCGGTGCAGGGAGCCCAACGTTTACAGGAACTGTGTCTCTAGACACAGCTGCAGTCATGGTTTTTGAAGGTGCAACCGCTAATGATTTTGAGACGACGCTAACTGTTGTGGACCCTACGGCAGATAGAACCGTGTCGCTGCCAAATCTGACAGGAACAGTCGCCTTGACGAGCCAACTAGACGACGGCACGTTCTGACGCTAGTAATATGGGTGAGTAATTTCCGGCCAGGCAACTGGTGTTAAGGAATGGCCCTTCAGAATTTACGTTCTAATACTGCCCATAAGCGCCCGACTCCCGCTTCGATGTCGGATGGTCAGATTGCGTTGAATACAAACGCGACTGACACTGGTCTGTTTTTCAAGGATGCAAGCGGCAACCTAGTTAAGGCTGGCCCTGTGTCTGTTGGAACGTCGGCTCCAAATAGCTCAGCAGCTGGTTCGAGTGGCAACAGCGTTGGTGAAATTTGGCTTGATACGACAAGCAGTAATTACATTGTCAAGGTTTGGGACGGGACTGCATGGCGCTTTGATGCAGGCTTGGCTTATTTGGCGGGCCTCAGTTTTACGAATGAATCAACGTTTAAGCAGTCGGTTAACCTTGAGATCGGCGTAGATGTTCAAGCATACGATGCCGATACGACCAAGAATGATGTAGCTAATACGTTTGTTCTTGCTCAAACATTTACAGCACAATCAGTTCACAACGGTGGTGTTGACGTAACCGGAGATGTAACTATCTCCGACAAGATTGTTCACTCAGGAGACACAAACACAGCAATTAGGTTTCCTGCTGCAGACACCTTTGCCGTTGAGACTGGCGGCAGTGAACGCATTCGTGTTACATCGACTGGTGCGCTGGCTATTGAAGGCGCATCAAATTACGGAAGCAGTGGTCAGGTTTTAACCAGCAACGGAAATGACGCGCCAACCTGGCAGGATGCTGCTGGCGGTGGTGTTTGGAATTTGTTATCAACAACTAACGCCAGCAATGCTACAACTGTTGATATTACGAGCAACATTGACAATACTTATGATCATTATGTCCTGCAACTTGAAGACATATCATTTGCATCATACGGCTCTGGCAATCTGTCTGTACAGGCTTACAACAACAGCACTCTTAATACATCAAATAATTATACTTACGGGATCAATTATGTTTATTATTATGAGCTTTATGGCAGTGCGGGAGCTTCAGGCCCAGCCAGGGCAGCAAATAGAGAGCAAAGCAATATTCGAATTCTGGAAGACCCTAAAAACAACGTATATGCTGAGATTCATTTTTTTAAACCCAGTCAAGCTTCTAGCTACTATGTGTTTATGTGGAACGCTTCATATACCGACGAGGGCGACACAAACTCCAAAATCTACTCTTTCACTGCCAATGGCAGTGGCGCAATGTATGGAAGTTCATTTACAAACATTAACGGCATAAGACTGTTTCACACAGGAGGCTCAAGCTTTGGCATCACGGGTAAAATCAAGCTTTACGGCATCAGCTGATCGGAGGAATTAAAATGGCCAGGCATCACGCAACACCACAAGGCAACATTCCGTTCACTGTTGAAGAAGAGGCAGAATGGGATGCAATGGAGGCGCAACATGCTTCTGAAGAGGACACGAGAAAAGCAGAGCAAGTCCGTGAACAACGAGATCAACTGCTTAAGCAGACGGATTGGCGTGCCAGTTCTGATTTGACATTGAGTGATGATTGGCGCGACTATCGCCAAGCCCTTCGCGATGTCCCTTCCCAATCGGGATTTCCTAATGATGTTGCTTGGCCCACTAAGCCTGCTTGAGTTTTAATGAGCCGTCCTGATCCAATGATCCCCAACAAGCCTGGCGCGGAAGACGTTGAGGCGATGACGAATCGCGTCAAATGGCTCAACGAGCTATATGTCTTTGACCGTCGTGATGATCCTGATCATCCGATGCGTGGTCTTTATACAGGTCTTGCCAAGAAGTACCAACAATTTCGCGGCTAATGGCTAAGTCATTAACTGGGCAAAACTTTGTTCCTAGCAAGCCTAAAAAGACCAGACAAGGGGATGGATCACATTCAAAACCGTCACATGGACGGAAGAAGTATCGTGGACAGGGAAAACGTTAACTCTCTTTCCAATGATCAAAACTCTCATTGCGAGTGGTGTCGCCGTTTCAGCAGCTGCGCTGGCATCTCCTGCTCTCGCAGAAGGCAACATCTATGTGAACCCTGAGTTCAATGGCGGCGCTTATGGCGACGACTGGCTTGGTGGAACGCTGAACCTTGACGTTGGCTATGAGTTTTCAGAAGGTGTTTATTCCTTCTACATCCAAGGTGGTCCGGCCGTTGTGATGCCTGATGGCGAGGAGCAAGAGATTGAATTCGCTGGCAAGTTCGGCGGTTCTGTTTCCGTGAGCAGCAACGCTTCTGTTTACGGAGAGCTGAGCGGCATTACAGGTGACGAGTTTTCTATTGGTTCCAAAGTTGGCCTGAAGTACAGCTTCTGAGCTAGTTTTTAGTTGGAACCTCACACGTTCGCGGCCCCTTCATCGGGGCCTTTTTCATATGCAAAAGCTTTTCAACGTAATGGCTGCCGCATCCTTTGTGATGTCTGGAGCGATGGTCATTGGAACGGTGGTGTTTTACACCCGGATTCCATCGTTGACCAAGTATTACATCAGTGAGCTGAAGCTTGAGCTGACTCAGGTGATTAGCGACATGATGCCTGGTCAGATTGATGAGGCATTGCCTGAACTGCCTAAGCAGACTGGGTTGCCGATCAAGTCACCATTTTAGTGTTGGCGGTTGGGTCGTCGTCATGAGCTTCAGGCCCAAAGCCTTCTGCCTTGATCCGTTCAGCAAAGTCCGCTTCTGGCGCGGGTGTTGCTGGTTTCTGCTCAAAGGATTTAAACCATTCACGTAGGGCGTCACCAGTTGGCGTTCCTTTCGGCCATTTGACGAACTTGAGGATGGCTTTTGGATCGGTAAACGGTCTGGCGGTCTTGCCGCAGAGAACTGTGTAAACAATGGGCGGGCCCTCTCTTCTGCGGTTGCGCTCAATCCAAAGCTGACCTGCTGTAAATCGTTCTGACTTCATGCCGGAAATTCCTGAGATTGGCGTGCGAGGTGTCTCTATTCCAGAGATCCCTGCTTGGCGGGCAATGCCACCACAGAGTATTCCAAGTGAACCACCAGTTACGTTGCAGCTTGGTTTTCCGGTGGCAGATATTCCGGGCTGTGTAGAGACACGAGATTCACAGCCAGGAAATCAAGAGGCTTACAGCAACGATCCGCGAGGCAACTTGGTTGTCTGCGATGGGACGATGCCTTCATTTAGGTCGTTGGATTTTACGCCTAACACTGCAGGGTTTCAGGAGGCTAAGCCACCAGCACTTGATTTAGACACAGAAAAACCGGCTGATGAACCAAATCAGCCGGATGATGTCTCTCCCGTGCCCGGTGCCGTTCCGGACGCCCCAAAGGTAGCCATAGAACTTCCATGTCCTCCTCCCGACGCAATTCCTTTAGGTGCTAAAAACAAATCGCAAACAGCGGTCATTATTGGTTACAAGAGGACCGTTGAGGGTAAGTGCGAAGCGATCTATGAGCCGCTTGGAGTACCAACCATCATCGGGAATTATCTTCCTGGTGCGCCTGTTGTCATTACGACTGCGGCGATTGCTGCTGTTGCGACGACTGCTGCCATTGTCGCTAAACCGTTGGGTGACTTCCTACTTAAAGCTGTCAAGCCAACGGTCAAGAAGACGATCAAAAAGATCAAAGAGAAGCTAGGGAAGAAAATTAAGGTTGAGTCTGCTTGGCAGCGTCGGCAGAACCAGAGGGCTTTGAAGAAGTGATCGGGTGGATATGGGGCGGAATTACGCCTGGCGGATTGACTAGGAGAACGTCAGCGCAGATTTTGGAATAAGGCGAATCTGGGTGGAACATGATGCCCTTCTTCATCAGTTCAGCGCAGTTCTTGAGTCTGGCTATTTCGTAGTTGAGGCGTTTGTCTGCCAAGACTGCATCTAGGAGTGCCACCTGCTTTTCTGCAGCTCTCTGGCACGAACGAATGTGTTTGCGATCTAGCGGGATAGAGAGCGTGGCGGTGATTCCGCCATTGATCGAGAAGTTCGTTTTTTGACCCGTGCGAATAGGTTTATAGAAAAGGACATTGCCCGGATTATCGGGCCTGCCATCGGGGATGGCATTGCCTTCCGAATCAAACGCGCCAACAAGATCGAGCGTGTCATATACAGGTTCCCCGTAATGCGATTCATACGGTGTGGCAAAACCTGTTGTTGAGCTTATGAACGGGTTGATGTTTAGCGTTGTGCCCTGGCAGCTAATTCCACCGCCGTAAGTGTTGGTGAATTGACGGCTAGGGACCACCTGTACAGCTTGGTTTGTGACTGAACCGCTGCTGTTTGCGACTGGAGCGGCAGTGCTTGAGACCTGTGCTTGCGCTGGAGCGGAAAGCAGCAAAAGCGTTGCGATGACTCGCTTCATTGGGTGAAGGTGCTTGTCGTCTCTGTCAATGATTCGATGTCAGTGTCGCGGTTAATGATGGTGTGATTAACCAAGCCAGGACCTGACAGCGTTTCAACGAATTGAAAGCTAGCGCCTTCATTGACGATATTCCAGGCAGGCTTGTCAGTAGGGTCAAGACCCACCCAACGGCTTGAGATGCCATTGAGTGTGTTGGTTGTTGTGGTCAAAGCGCGTGGAGCAAGCTCACCATTCACTGGAGCGATGTTCGTTCCAGAAACACTGAGTTCGTAGCCCGTGCGGTATTCGTAGGAGTTGATGACTTCTGAGACCTTGGTCTTTGTGGTCGTCGTTGAATTTAAGACCCCTTGCTGGAAGTTAGGAACAACAGGGATGGCCTTAGCTTCTGGAGCGACAAGAGCTATGGCGCAAAGAGCGCCGTAGGTTATCCAGATTGTGGCCCACGTCATTTGATCGTCAGCTCTTGGATGACTTGTCCGATTGCGGTTGTACCAGCGCCACCAGCTGTGATCGTAAGAGCGCCATCGGTTGCGATTGTTCCAGCCAAGCTGCCAGCTACACCACCCGAGGTTGTGGTGGTTTGACCGAAGATGGGCAGTTTGGGGACTACTCCTGCCGTGACTGTTGTTGTGAGTGCTGTTGGGACGTCATCTCCCTCGATATAGCTCTCGCTGTAACTAAAAGCGTCACCAGCAGTGGTAATGCTAAAAGCGCCAGGAGTGTACCCCAGAGCATCACCGGAAGAAAATGTTGTGAACTTAGGAGCAGTACCCAGAGTGACGTTGTTGCCAGATACAGCCAACGTAGACGGGATGCGCGTTGCGACTGATCCGGCTCCATCGACTGACAGTGAAACGCTGGACTGGATTCTATGGGTGATGTCAGCCTGAGCTGGTAACGCAGCTGCGAAGGTGATGCCCAAAACCAAAAGTGAGCGTTTCATTTTGGCTTAGCGGTGGTGGGTTCCTCCTTAATTGTAGGCTCCTCTTTTTTCTTTCTATTGTTGCCAACCGCTAGACCAAACGATGCAGCTGTTCCAGAGAGAATTGAGGCTGGATAGGTTGGATCGAGTGATTGTTTAAAGACGCCAAGGTAGTTGGCAGTGAGAATCGCCATTGCCCAGCCAAGAAGGACGATCTTGACGACGTCTCCTAGCCGTGAGTTTCCATCTTCTTGTTCTTGGCTTTGCGTTTCCTTGGGTTCTGCCATGATGAGGCGAGTGCTAGAGGCGGGTCATGGTTGAAGTCTGGGCCGCTGTTGCTGGCGCGTCAATCACGGTTGCTGGGC